ACCCCCCACCCTACGCCGGGGGAAGCAACAGAATTACCGGAGTTGGCTTGGTAAGCTGCGGTAACGGATGCTCCACCCCCGGACCCCGTCGCTGTAGCCGCCGAAGAGAGAATAACTGTATAGGAGTTTGCGTCTATTACGGTGATAATTTCATACTCGGCGTTGAATACCGTGTAGTCGGCACCGGTAGCGCCAGAAAAAGTAACGTAAGTACCCGCGGTAGCCCCATGCGCGGTGTCCGTCACAGTGGCAAGTTTAGACCCGCTAGTAATTGCAAAAGGGTTACTGTTTATCGTACTGGTATCTCGGATTGGCGTAATATCATAGTACGCTCCGCCATTTTCTGTATATAGCTTCTGCTCCGTACCAAGGGCAAGCAAATTAGTGTTATTAAGCGTAATCCAATTCCAGACGGTGCGACACACCCCCTTATAGGTGTACGGAGTTCCTCCGTCTAATGCGGCGATATTTTGCCAACCCCCAATTTTTTCAGGGAAGCCTGAACGAAAACGAATCTTATCGCAGTCGTACCATCCCCCCTCCCCCGCGTAGTTTGTATTTTCGCGGTTAACCCCGGGGCGAAACTGAAGTTTTTGTAGCGGCATAGCGCACCTTTACACCTAGGCACATCCCTGTACCAATGCGTGCTCACGCACTTCTGCGACCCTCCGGCTCCAGCCGGTGCCAAACGTAGCCCACGTCTTCAACGCTTGCAGAAACGCAAGCCGCTCTGCACAGTATTTGTTTACTACGTCAGCTACCGGAAGCGCTGCAACAGCCTTAAGTGTAGCGGGGCCGATTGCGCCATCAGGCGTAGCCCCAACAACCTGCTGCAAAAATTTTGCCGCGCGCCCGGGGCCAGAATTAATCGCGCAGTCAAACACACAGTAATCGACGCCGGAAGGCAGATCATCCCCAGAAATCTTATCCCAATACTTCGCTTTATATAAAGGTGCAACTTTGTCGGGGGTCAGCGACCGCATAGTTTTTTCGTCAACTTCGTGCCCGCACCACTCCTCCCAAACCCGCTTAGTGCAGCCAAGATTTGTCATCCCGCCGGGGTCCGCCGGGTGGTTTACAAAACCGCCTTCATGCATCAACACTGCCCGTAACGCGCGGTCGAAATTAGCTTTCACTTACTCCCTCCTTCTCTTTTTCCTTTGGCCTTGCTTCCCCCACCCGAATACCGGTAATCAAGCCAATAAACCCACCTACAATCGTTTGAAACGCAGGGCCGATATGCGCAAAGACTTCTTTGGTGTCGACCGTCGGGTCAATCGTGGCGTAGCCGAACATCCAACACATTGCACCGACAACACTTGCTAATGCAAGCGTAGAGATGCAAATACAAAAATCTTTCACCGTCATTTGCGTCTCATGTCGATAATTTTTTCAAGCGTCCTGCCGCCGAAGTAAAAACTCATAATGAGCATCCCCCACTGTCCGAGCAGTTGCACGTATTCTTTATTCGTGTCTTTCCCAAATGCCGACATCATGGCAAATGTGAAGTAGCCTGCGAGGATGGCTATGAGTGTCATAGGGCGGATGTTCTTAGACAGCCAAGAATCACTACCCATGTCCGCACTATGACGAGCAGTGATGTTTTCCTGCTCAGTTTCGTAGAGCTTTGTCTCATTTGCCATCTTGGCAAGCTCACCAGATTGGTGAAGCTGCGCCAATTCCTGTTGCGCTTTTGCCTTCGCCTCAGGGTCGGGGATAACTTTATCGAGGATCCTACCACCGACTTCAAGCAACGCAGTAAGTGGAAACATCATATCCCTTTCATATCTCGGATCAAAATCGCAAGCTCAATAATTGCCCATATTACTACGGGTATAAACGAGAGCCCTAGCACGACCCCGATAGCCACCTCGATGCGCTGCTTTAATTTTTTCTTACGCTGGATTGCCGCTTCGCGTTCCCGGCGTTGTGCTTCCCGCAGTTCCCGTTCAGACTCTGCGATACGTTTCTGGATGTTTTGCCAAATATCCGCATGCCCCGATTGGAAGAACAGCATCTTAAGTTCTTCTTCAAACTGCTTTTGCGAAAGAAGCTCCATTTCTAATTGAATGGCTTGGGCAAGATTTGACCCTCCTGCCTCCTTAGCTTCCTGCAAAGCCTGCGCAGCTTTAGATTTGTTGCCAAAGTACGTGCCAAGCATCGGGCCTAGACTGGCTACGTCATCAACCGCCGATCGTGCTTGTTTAATGACCTCGACAGTCTTTTTTACTGCTGCAATAGCAGCAAGAGCCGCGGTAATTGGCTCCACGATAGCTATTTATCCAATTTGCGCAGGGTTTGCGCGAGGCGGGCGCGTTGCCCCAGTTTACCGGGCTTAGCCGCAGCAGATGCAAGTTTACTTACGGGGATAGGTTTTCCGGGCTTCGCCCCAAGCGACTTACGCAGTGCCCCGGGGGCTTTAATTGCTTTCTGAATCCATTTATTAGCCATGATGTGCCCGTTTTTAGGAAATCCGAACAAAGAGTTGCGGGTACCAATAGTAGGCCCCGCTACCGCCAGAGTCATCCACCCATGTTGGGCCACTACTCATTTTACGCCACGTGCCCCCACTAGCTAGGGAGGTGCCCCCCGCGGAATACGTATTAGAGGCATTAGCTGCATATTCCGTTTGAGTTCTTGAATTATTAGTACTATACCCGTAGCGCAGGTTGGAGCCGCTGACAGTCACCCCCACCGCCCCTAGGTCCGCGGTGTTTGAACACATAAGCCACATCGTGCACCCAATACTATCAACCCCCGTAGTGACCACCGCACCAGTTTGGCTGTTTACTGACGTTACCGCCGATGCGGGGGCTGTTGAAGCCCATGTTGTACCAGTTGAAGTCAGAACATTACCGGCTGTGCCGGGGGCTACAACCTGAACCGCAGAGGTGCCGTTGCCCAACAAAACATTGTTAGCGGTCAACGACGCGGTTCCAGTCCCCCCATTAGCGACGGGGAGCGTGCCGGTGACCCCGGTTGTCAGAGGAAGCCCCGTTGCGTTTGTTAGAACCCCCGCAGAAGGGGTACCGAGGTTTGGAGTTGTAAACGTCGGAGAAGTTGAAAGTACAACGGACCCAGATCCAGTAGACGACGTAACTCCTGTACCCCCGTTCGCCACGGGCAAAGTACCGGAAACCGCCCCAGTAAGACTAATTTTCCCCCACGCAGGTGCAGTGCCCACACCCCCAGAAATTAGTGCGTTACCAACAGCAACCCCCGCAAGCTTGGACAGCGCAGACGCAGACGAGGCATACAAAATATCCCCCGTGGTGTAACTAGCCAACCCAGTACCCCCGGAGGTGGCAGCAAGAGCCGAGCCAAGGGTCAAAGACGCGACGTAGCTAGTCGCAGATACGATGTCGGTGCCGTTGCTCATGAGCAACACTTTTGCCCCGTTAGGCACAGACACGCCGGTTTGCCCGCTGACTTTGACAGTGACTGCGTATCCGCCCGACGTATTGTTATAGATAAAGTAAAGCTTTGTGCTTGCCGGGACTACCAAATTGCGCGCCGCGGTAAGTGCTCCAGTGCACTCAATAACCATGTTCCGCGCAACGCCCGTCGCGCCGTTAGGAATAGTAATTGTGGTATCCGCACCGTCCGTAATAGCTTGCGTGGTGTAGCCCGAAATCGCCTGCTCAAGCAGCGTACCTAGATTAGTGTTTGTCGTAGTACCCCACGTACCGGACTCGTCACCGGTAGCTATCAAAGTCAATTTCAGGTTTGTGCTATACGTAGCCATTTGGGCTCCTTAAACCACGCAAAAGTACCCAGCCTAATCAGTCAATGGTAGCGGTTTACCCATATGACTTGCAAGGTAAAATGGGGTTAGTTTACCGTTTTAATGTTTGTCCACACAGTCGGCGCGGTATCATTTATTACAGTCCAATCGGAGGTTTGCGCGGTGTTCATAGTGCTCCACTCCCCGGGCTGGGCGTCGTTAATTAGGTTCCATAAAAACCCGCTTGCAGCAACATCCGTAGCGGTTGCTGCATCTGTCGTAGCTGCTACAAAAACGATAGCCGTAGTAAGAGTGTCCGCCCCCACCGCCGATTCCGGCACCGACCCATTGAACGCTACTTGGGTAAGTACGGTGTCCGCGCCGGAACCAGTCTCCGAAATACTACTTAGATACGCAAGACCGCCTGTTGCCGCATCCGTCCCGGAGCCAGTCTCCGAAATACTACCAAGATACAAAAGACCGCCCGATAAAACGTCCGCCCCGGAGCTAGTTTCGGATATTGTGCCGCCAAACACCACTTGAGCCGCCGTAGTATCAAGCGTGGAACCTATCTCATTTACCGACGCTGAGACACTCATAACGCCAACAATGACGTCCGTGCCGGAACTAGTTTCAATGACACTGCTTAGATACGCAAGACCGCTTGTTATCGCATCCGCGCCGGAGCTAGTTTCTGTTACCGACGCATCGTAGACAATTGGCCCACTTGCTTCGAATAGCCATCCAAGCGAGCCGTTGTTCGTCGAATTTGCGCCAGCAAACCAAGTCATAGCGGGTACGCCCTAACCCCAGTAATCGTTAAGTAGTCAAGCCCAGTCACGTCACCCGCCCCGGTGTAGATCAAAGTACACGGGTTAGACGCTGACGTACCTTGGAGGGTAAGTACGTTACCAACGGTGCCTGTAGCCGTAAATTGGGAAACCGTCTGTGTCGTGGTCCCCATTGCGATAGTTGTAGCCCCCGTAGTGCTGTAACTGTTTGAGATATTTCCAAGGGTATTATTGCCCGTAATGGTCAATGTACCCGCGCCGCCTTGGTCAATGGTAATGCTAGTGTACGCGGCTCCCCCACCAGCGAATGTTTTAGCAGAAGCGGAAGTTAGACGGATTGTGCCTGTGCCTGTGACGGTTAAGTTAGTAGATATCGAGCTACCCCATGCGTTCCCCCCGCTCACTCCAAGAATCCATAAACCAGAACCAATTCCAATAGTTCTTGTGTTGGAATTGCTGGAAAACACGCCCCCAGAAGAAAGTGTTACGTTGTAATTATTAGCGTTAAAACTTCCGCTAGTAATCAGAAGCGCCGCGTTCGTGGTATAAGAACTTAAAAAGGCGTCCTGTAGAGTAGCCGATCCTCCAGGCGTGTCCACAGTAATTGGCTGAGTAAAAGTTCTCCCCACACTTGTAATCGTCTGTGAACCACGCCCCGCAAAAGTCAGCGTACCGGTACCAGTCAGCGTAGTTCCTGTACCGTTGATCCAGTTGCCGTAAATCGTTGGAGTAGTCGTACCTGTAGCCAGCGTCATCGTGTTGCTGGTACGGGCACTCATGTCGATAGTGCCGATGTTGTAGGCTGCATTGACGGTAACTGTAGATCCGCTGTTTAGCCCAGTGGCTTCAAAGTAACAAGTATCTTGCGCAAGGGGGAAATTATTAGCCGCGACTGCGCCTCCACTTGACGTAGCCCAGCCTGTGGCTGACCAGTTCCCCCCACCTGCAAGGTTCCAATACTTGTTAGCCCCTGCGGCAAAAGTAATTCCGCTATTACCCTTGCAATCTCCTAAGCGGGTACCAGACACAGGCGCAGCAGCACCAGCAATGGTGATATCTCGAAAATCAACGTCAGTACCCGAAAACGCCGCGCAGGTTAATGTACGGGTGGTGCCGATAGTGTCAGATGCGAAGAAAACTCTTCCTGTAGCATTGGTACCCGCAGAGATGGTTAAAGTACCTGTAATGGTTTGATCGTTGGATAGCGAAAGCGTAAATATTGACCCCGATGTTTGGCCCGCAATGGTCAAATTGTTGAAAGTATTGGCACCGGCAATCGTATGTGCTCCTTTGCTTGTGTCTGAAAAAGATACACTACTGAACGTCTGTCCCCCACCGTCAAAAGTAAAACCGGTAACCCCTCCACTACATACGATACTAGAAGTTCCTGCGGAGAATGTTAAATTTAACGAAGATGTAAAAGTTACTGTATTTGCAGTGGATGTTAACGTAACTGTACTAGACCCAAGTGTGATAGTTCTGGAATGTGCGTTATCTGAAGATAGAGACTGCGCAGTAACGGCATAATTGCCTGTACTAAAAGACCCATTGGTAACCGTTAATACGGACGAACCGATATCTATAGCGCTTCCGAGTGTCCAACCACACCCAACACCATTTACGGTAACTGCGCTTGCTAAAACTATACCATTTGTAGTAAACGTTCTACCCGTTGACGAGCTAGTTAATGTAATACCCCCTGTATACGAGCGTGTAATCCCAGTAGCTGGCAGACTTACGTCCCCATGAATGGCTAAAGGTGCAGTCCCCGCCCAAGTCACGTTGCCCGATGCAGGGCCAGAGATCGTCAGAGAGCCACAGCGCAGTTGGGTCGCCGTGCAAGTCACTGTATACGCGGTAGCGTTGGAGGCAGAATCAAAGACCACAGCATCTGCGGAGGTGGGGACACTAGCCCCAGTAGCTCCCCCGGATGTAGCGGACCAATGCGAGGTCGTAGTAGCATCCCATGTTCCAGAACCTCCAACCCAATACCGCGTTACCCCTGCCGGAGCCGCAGTCAAAATAGCATTTGTACCACCGGTAGAATTTGCCCCTGCGTAAAACTCCGCCGGGCTTGTAGCGCTAACTACGGTCGTTCCGAGAGCAAGATAGTCAACCCCGGTAACTCGCGCGCCCGCGATGGTGACCGTGGCGGTCCCCGTAACAGTGACTACGTTACCTATCGCCCCCGTAACTGTCCATGCACCGAGAGTTTGTGTCGTGGTGCCAAGAGCAATGGTGTGGGCAACGGTTTTGGTAGAGGCAAGCTCGGTGAATTGATTATTGCCCGTGATTGTCAATGTTGATATACCGGTCGTTCCTCCTATAGTAAGCTTATTGTAGGAACGACCCCCTCCGGCAAAAGTACGCGCCGTAGTTGATGTATCAGATAAAACTATGTTGGCGGTGCTCTTATAAAAAGTACCCCCCGTATTTGTCCATACCGCCCCCGTACCAGACAGCGTCCACGTTCCAGACCCCATTTGTAAGGTGCCAGTAGCCGCAGATAAAGTAAATAGTCCAGTCGTCACGCTGTAGCTAACAGCGTCAAACGTACCGCTAGTGACGGTGAGTGTGCGAGTAGATCCAAGTGCCAATGCATCTGCAAGTTGAGTTGTACCTGAAGCGGCGTTAATGGTTACTGGGCACCCAAAAGTTACGCCATTACTGGTAATAGTTTGTGTACCACGTTTCCCGAAAGTAACAGCACCCGTGGTGCTTGACGATGTAACCCCGGTACCAAACTTCCAATCACCGTAGATAAATGGCGCAATGGTGCTGGTCGTTAGCGTCATTGCGCTGGTGCGAGCAGACGCATCAAACGTACCAATATTCCATGCAGCGTTAATCGTAATCGTACCTGTTACGCTACCGGTGTTGTCAAATACCGCAGTATCTTGGGCTAGCGGAAAGTTGTTAAGCGCAGGAGAGCCGCCGCTTGTCGTTGCCCAACCAGTGGCGCTCCAGTTTTGCGCACCGGAAAGATTCCAGTAAACAGTTTTAGTTGAGGGAAAAGTAACCCCCGAATTACCCCCGCAATCTCCCGCTCGCGTCGGAGATGAGCCAGCCGCAGTGCCCGCAATTGTGATGTCGCGGAAGTCGCAATCATCAGCCGACAGGCTATTGACCGTCAAAGTGCGGGTTGTACCGATTGTGTTCGAACGCAAAAAAATACGACGAACCGCTGAAGCACCAGCAACAGTAAGGGTGCCGTCGATAGTCTGGTTATTTTGAAAAGTCACAATAACCAAACCCGCGGAGGCGTTGGATGTTACGGACACGTTATTGAAAACGCTAGTGCCTGTAAATGTTGCGATACTCCCAGCGCCGATTCCTGAAAAAGTTAAGTTATAAAAGGTAAGTCCTGTCCCACCCGCAAATGTTGGCGCAGGGTCCGTGAGAGTTATTTGTGATGTTCCAGCGTTAAGAGTAAGGTTTGTTGATGTGGTAAACGAAACCGCTCCTGTTACACTTAATGTAACCGTGCTACTGCCAAGCTGGATTGCACGCACATTGGAGTTACTAGAAGACAGCACTCCCGCCGTGACGTTAAAGTTCTGCGTACTAAACGTACCGTTGGTGACGGTGAGAGTGGTTGCGCCAATGTTCAAAGCATCAGCAAGTTGAACAGTACCCCCATAGGAATCAACTGTAAGAGGTTGGGTAAATGTTTTTCCAGAAGAAGTAATAGTCTGCGTATTACGTCCACTAAAAGTAATAATGCCGGTTCCGGTAAAGGTAACGCCAGCACCGTTTTTCCAATCGCCATAAATTGTAGGTGTCGTTGTCCCCGTAGCGAATGTCATAGCATTACTACGAGTGGACATATCAAGCGTACCTGAGTACGTAATTACATTATCCCAAGTTACTGTTGCGCTAGTGTTCAGCCCTGTATTTTCAATAATCGCGGTGTCTTGCGCTAAGGGGAAATTATTAGTGCTTACAGCCCCGCCAGATGTAGCAGCCCACGCAGTAGCCGACCAGTTGCCGCCAGCAGCAAGGTTCCAATACACCGTCTTTGGCGCATCGAACGTAATTCCACTACACCCCTTCAGATCCCCAAGGCGAGTGCCTGATAGCGTCCCGCCTGCTCCTGTAACCCTAATGTCTCTAAAGTCTACGTCGGTTACAGTTCCAATGGTGGCAATTTGCATGTCGCGCAAAAGACCATAGGTTGACGAATAAAACCACGCTCGACGATTTCCTTGTGTACCGCTTGTTGAGAACGTGCCAGCGATTACAAAACCGGTATCAACTACAAACTGGGTTACTCCGTTTGCTGCAACAGGGGTAAACGTTAGATTTGCACAAGTAGAACTTGCGGTTACCGTAACCGTATAATGTACCGCCCCCGAACCAGAATTAGCGTCAAAAATAGCATTATCGGTTGAGGTCGGCACAGATGCACCCGACGCCCCGCCGGAAGATGTCGCCCACTTTGTCGTTGAGTTCCAGCTTCCGCTGCCGCCAACCCAGTAGCGATCCGCCACAGTTACTCCTTAACCTTCACGTACTTCACACCCCCAATTTCAATAGTTTCCGGAGACGTATCCTCGACCGGTGGGGTAGTCACCGCCGCGATCCAATTGTCCCGCCGCTGCTCCTTCATTGCCTCAATCTCTGCATCCGAAAACGTATGGTCGTCTGGCAGATGCAGAGCGTCAGCAAACTTGCCGTGAGGAGTTTGAAATTCGAAGTTGATTTTCATAAGCTACCTATCAACCCGACAAACTAAACGTATAAGTAACGTTCAAAGTGTCCCCAGACACCACGCTACGATCCCCCGGAGAAGAGAAATCCGCTGCCGAAAAGAGCGTACCGGTTGAGCCCCCCTTAGTGCTATTTGAAACCAAAAAGGCCCCGCCGACTGTGGAGGAAGCGTTGATGGTAAACGAAGCCGTAGAGGCACTATTAGTGGCTACCGAGGGATTCGCAGTTGTCGCAGTTGCAAACGTACACGTTGGGCGGGTCGCGTTGCTATAGGGCGTAACCTCTGTCCACCCCGCATGTGAGGACATCGTATCCCCCGCCGCCGGGGTATTAGATGCGCCTGCCCCGTACAACCCTAGATACCACGTCGTAATTTGGGCAACACTGGTCAAAGCCGTGCCACACATATATTGCAGCCCGACGTTAACAACCAGATTATGCTCCTCGGCTTCCCATTTAAGGTTACCGTCTTTATCGAGGCACTGAATTTTGAATTTACCAAAAGCCCGTGCGGCGTCATGAGGATGCGTACCGCACGATAGCCCCGCCAGCACACTATCCTTACCTACACTTTTTACTTCCATTTAGGGTACTCCTAAGAAATACGAACAAGCGCAGTTGTATTAGTTGCCGCAGGGAACTGCACAGTAAACGTCGTAGTAGACGTCTTATTGCTCCCGAAATCCAGCACCAACATCGCGGGATTGCTTATTCCGTCGTACTTATATATCAAAGCCCCGCGTGCCGTAATCGCCCCCGCCCAAGACGCATTGGCAAATGAATAATACGAAATTGTACCGCTGGCCCCCACGGTGGGAACTTGGGTTACTACTAAAATCTCACCCCCAGCGGTGTACCCCGTATCTGCTACTTCCCCAGTAGCAGTATACGTCGTAGTGGTGTAATCCAGCGTTGCGGCATTCGTGTACAGCGCTATCTTAAACACCTGTGTGGTGCTCGCACTTAGGTCAAAAGTCCCTGTATTGAGCCCATTTTTATAGGTATTGGTTGCGTAATTACCTGTGAAAGGCATTAGTTCACCCCTTGGCGGTACTGCCCGGACCGGTACGCATCCTGACGCTCTAGCCCATCACCCAGACGTTTTGCTTGTCCAAGCGATTCCTGATATTTAGCATCGTATCTTGCCATCATATCCGGTTCGCCCTTCAGGAACGTACACGCCTCAACGAGCGCCCCGTAAAGCAACGCAGCGTCGTAGTTATCTCCAAGCCAAGTCTGCCCGCTAGCCGCCGTAGTTATGCTTTCTGGGTAGTAGTAATAATGCAACTCTATTGTGTAGGCGGTATCTGGGGTGGGGGCTAGGATAAACGACAGTTCTGTAGTGATTGCGGGGGGTTCGGCATCCGTAGTGGTTGGCCCAAAGATCGCATAGTACTGCGGCACATCTTGATCCCCAGCACTATTCGTTGGAAATGCTTCCCGCAGATAGCTAACGTCTTTGTTCAACAAATAATGATACACCCCATCCCCGTCAATTACTGCCATCGAGTACACAGACAGAAAGTCTATAGGGCAAGAGAGATATTTATTGCCCCCATAGGTTGTGCCAGTAACATTTTTTCGTAGCGAAGGAAACTGAATCGTGTTGTAAATACGAAGTTCAGCCTGCTCAATAAACGTGTTGATTTGATCCGAACTTGTAACAACCGCAGTGCTGCTATTGTCCGTACCAGTAAACGACGTAGACGGGAAATCCGACTCCACATACGCCTTAATCGTATTGAACAGGGTAGTGTAATTCACAATTGCTTCCTGTTATGCCATTGGACCGCGGCACATTTTACCTTTGGTTGCTGCCCCAAACCCACGCATCTGAATCCCGTCCGTCTTGATATCGGTTTGCGGGTATCCAGTGTCGGCTTGGTTACCGGGTTTATGCGTATTGGGCTTCGGTTGAGTGTACTTACCAATTGGACGGTCAGTACCCACATCAAAGAACTTAAATTCCTGAGCCATTATTTGCTCCTTTGGTTCATAGCCCGCGCCACATTACGGCCATACTTTTTGGCCTCCATGCTGGTTACGCCACCCTTTTTCATGCCATGCATACGCTTTTCATGCACGCGAACTTCTTTATCAGCAATTTGCTTGACTTGTTTCTCATTCATTTCAATCTCCTAGGTAGTAACTACCGTAACCGCGCCAATGCTTATGGTCAAAGCTAGGTTATTAGGGGTCAACCCAGCGTCATCCGCAGCCGCCCCTCCGACAGGAGCCCACCCCCACTGAATAATTCGGCTCCCTGCCCCGGGGTACCCTACTGCCAAAGGTCCAGTACCTTCCGACTGTATCTGCAACCCAGTCGTACCGGACGTAGTATAACTTACATCGGGGCGGGGGTTGCGCACTGCCTGCGGGTCATCCACAGGGTACATACCAAGCTGCAACTGAGGATGATCTGGATCCCAACAGGTGGGGCAGACCATGATGTTCACATTTTTTGTCTTGACGACAAGGGCTTTAAGCTGGGTTAGCTTATACCGAAACCCGCACCTATCGCATTCCGCGATTGCGTATTTACCAGACGCGAACCGATTAGGCATCGTAACACCTACGCACCGAGGAACATCTGGCGGGGCACGAACCGTACCGGGGCTTTTTCCCGATCCTCATCGGCTGCAAGCTGGAACTGCTGCTCGTAGTCCATCTTGAGTTCCGCACGGCGGTTGGGGTCAACCCCGGGGATCTTTTGCGCCAGATAGTACGCTAGCCCCGAAACCATGCAGGGCAGGAAGCGGAAGGGAATATCTTGGCCGTTGATACCGTTACCCGCATCCAATATCCGACGCAGCCGCCAGTAAACGAACGTATAAGTTTGCGAACTATCCGGCTTAGGCCAAACGTGGATCTGGGGGTACTGTACAACACTGGCTGCGTCCGTCGCGCCGGTCTTGCGCTGGAACCACACTTGGATCGGGCGCCCCGTGGCGTTCTTGTTAGGGATCGTTGCGTAGGTACTTACCGAAATACGAGAGATATTGATAT